AACTGTTCTTCTGTTTAAGTTTCTTACGTTGATGACCTCATCTGGTAATATATAAACGTTCTGATTTTTCTTGAGTTCAAGAAAAGCATATGATTCTTCAACAGCATTAGATGATCTCTGTCTGAATTTGTTTATCGCTCTTTCTAGCGCCGTTTGATAGTGTTTTGGGTCTAATTCAACGTCAATCATGCCTTCACCGAGGTTGTTTTTGACGTAATCAAATATCTCTTGTTGACCTGTTTGTAGTTCTGACATACACATATTTATAGCCAATCAGCATTCAATAAATATGTGTGATATGCCAAGATTATCCATTTTCAAGCCAGAGAAAGGCGCTGACTACAAGTTCTTTGATCGCAACATCAAAGAGATGTTCACGGTGGGCGGAACTGACCTACACTTCCACAAATACCTAGGACCATACGATCAAGGAGACACAAACAAGGACGGTGAGGCAAGTCCAACACTGCCTCAATATTCTGGGGACAGCCTTAATGAAAGAACAATACAGGACCTTTTATTCTTGGAAAACAGAGACAGGAAATATGCTGATGATATTTACATAGTGCGTGGCATATACAACGTACAAGATCAAGATTTCAATCTCTCGCAGTTTGGAATGTTTTTACAGAATGATACATTGTTTTTGACGGTGCATCTCAACGACATAGTCGAACGTATCGGAAGAAAACCAATGAGTGGAGACGTAATCGAACTACCTCATATGAAAGATGACTTTTCACTTGATGAAACCATACCTATCGCACTCAAAAGATACTATGTTGTAGAAGATGTTAACAGAGCCGCTGAAGGGTTTTCACAGACATGGTGGCCGCATTTATTAAGATTAAAAATGAAATCACTCGTTGATTCTCAAGAATACAGAGATATTGTAGGAGATGCTACAACAGATAATTCATTGGCAAGTTATATGTCAACTTTCAACAGAGAAAAAACAATTAATGATCAGATTGTTGCACAGGCAGAAGCGGACGCACCTAAGTCAGGTTTCAATTACAAACAATATTACGTTGCTCCTATTGATGAAAGAGGAAACATTAGAACTGATAATGTAAACACAACAGATAGAGTATCTTCGGACAAACCTATTAATGCTACAATAGACACACCTGCAAGTTCGCACTACGGATTTTACTTAGATGGAGATGGAGTAGCACCAAATGGTCATCCGGCAGGCTTTGGTATTAGTTTTCCAAATGCAAATATCGACAAGGGAGATTATTTTTTACGTACAGATTTCTTACCAAACAGATTGTTCCGTTATGATGGAAACAGATGGGTAAAAGTAGAAGATTCTGTAAGGATTACTATGTCAAACACAGACACAAGGGCAACACAAAAAACTGGATTTGTTAACAACACAACTACGAGCACTATTAATGGTCTGACCGTTGAACAAAGGCAGTCATTGACAAACGCATTGAAACCAAAGGCTGACAATTAATGCTACATTTTTACGAAGGACAAATTAGGAAATTTCTTACTCAATTCATAAGAATTTTGAGCAATTTTTCTGTTGAAACAGGCAGAGGCACCGATGGAGCAATAAATTTGCGGGCGGTTCCTGTGGTTTACGGAGATCCAACTAGGCAGGTTGCAAACATTATAAGGAATAATTCTGAGAATGCTTTACAATACACTCCAAAAATTGCTTGTTTTGTTAGAGAGTTAAATTATGACAGGGAAAGAATGCAAAATCCTTATCACATTGAAAAACAACATTTACGTGAAAGAAACTTTAACGAAGCAACAAATCAATATGACAATCAGTTAGGTGCAGGTTACACAGTTGAAAAAGTTATGCCTTCACCTTTTCGACTTGAAGTTTCTGCGGACATATGGAGTTCCAACACAGATCAAAAATTACAGATTTTGGAGCAAATTTTATACCTATTCAACCCAGATTTTGAGATACAAAAATCGGACAATTACATAGATTGGACAAGTTTAAGTTATGTTGAACTGACAGGCATACAGTTTAGTTCCAGGACAATACCAGTCGGTGCAGATACAGAGATTGACATAGCAACACTGACATTTTCAATGCCTATATGGTTATCTCCACCTGTGAAAGTGAAAAAATTGGGTGTAGTTCAAAAAATTATAATGAGCGTGTATGACGACGACGGCGGAATTACAAAAGGATTAATAGACGGATCATTAATATCAAGAAGTTTTATAACCCCAAACAACTTTGGCTTGTTAGTAACAGGAAGTCAGTTGCGACTATTAGGAACAACTGGGGTAAACGTCAAGTCTGGCGGCGACGGATTCTATACAGGAGCACGGGATCCCGGGTTGGCAGATCCATTCGAAACGTTTGGTCCACCAGTGAATTGGAAAACTTTACTGGACCAATACGGCAAGGTTACAAATGATACGTCACAAATAAGACTGAAACAGCCAAACGGAAATGAAATTGTTGGTACAATAGCAACAACCAGTCTTGATGACACTATTTTGATGTTTAACATAGATAGTGACACAATTCCGGCCAACACCTTAACAGCAGTAAAAAAAATAATTAATCCATTAACATTTGCTCCAGACTCCCCAGCAAATGGTGACCGATACCTAATTATAGATCAGATAGGTGACTCCACTGCAACAGTTCAGAGTGACACTTGGGGCACTTTAGTGGCAAGCACTGGCGACATTATTGAATACAGTACGCCACAAAGTAAATGGATAAAAGTTTTTGATGCTTCGGATCCTGATTCTACTCAGCACTATGTCACAAACCAAAACACCGGTATACAGTATAGATTCAATGGCACAGAGTGGGTAAAATCATATGAAGGTATTTACACCGCTGGTAATTGGACAATAGTACTTGATGGAGGCTACGTTGCTAACGATGATGCCTCTGGACAGGACGCAACTACTCCTTGATAATTTACACTTTAGATGTTATAATATAGAATGCAAGACAACATCATATGCTCGGGTGCATTATTCTATAGCACTTCTACGAAAAGATTTTTATTTCTACAAAGGACTTCAGAAAAAACAAAAGGTATGTGGGGATTGGTAGGAGGCAGAGCAAAATATACCGAATCAGCCTTTGAGGGTCTAAAAAGAGAAATTCAAGAAGAAGTTGGTAACACGCCTAAATTCAAAAAAATAATTCCGTTAGAGATGTTCACGTCGAACGATCAAAAATTTTATTTTCATACCTATCTCATAGCAATCGAAAGCGAATTTCTACCCAAACTTAACACAGAACATTCGGGTTACTGCTGGACATCTTTTGAATGCTGGCCAAAAAACTTACACATAGGGTTGAAGAATACCCTTAACAATAAGTCTATCAAAGGCAAGTTACAAACTATATTGGATCTTATCACCTAAAAAAAAAGGCGACCCGAAAGCCGCCTTTTAATCCTATTAAAAAGTAAAAATATTTATTAGTTGTTAGTTCTGACAGCACAGTTTACCAATTTGATACCTGTGTCTGTGTTAGATTCTAATGCTCTACCAATAACGTTGAAAGGTGTGATTGACTCACCTGTCGCTACTGCTCTTGCACAACCTTTCACTGATGAAGAAACTAATCTGTCACCTTTGTTTACAGCACCTGTTACTCTCACAGGAGTTCTTCCTGTCATTGCAACAAATGGGTGTGATTCGTTGTTACCTGCCTGTGCGTTCATGGCGTATGCTGGTTGGCTAGATATAACACCAAAAACTTGATCAGATAAGTCTGATGTTGTTTCTGTTATCTCTGCTGAACCGCCTACCATTACTACTGCACCTTCTGTCATAGGAGCGTCTGCTTCGAAACGCTCCGCAACGTCCGCGTACTGGGCTGAAGTTGCTAGGGCGTGTAAAACGTTACATCTCATATCAACTAGTTCTGTTTCTGTAGATGTGATCTCAGATGGGTTGTCAGTGTCAGTACCTCTGGCCGCTCTCAATGCCGTCCAGGCACCTCCTGCGTTACCGTGTGTTGTTGTACCGTCATCTGCAAAGCCTTCATCCCATACCCAAAACAAGTCTTGTTCTGTTGCTGTTGAAGATGTACCTCTGTTTACTACAAGTCCCGAATAAGAAGGCATCTGTGAGTTTGCAGAAATGTTTCTGTTCACCTCGATCAAGTTGTCTTCAATTCTTAGTGTAGTGGTATCAATCTGTGTTGTTGTACCTTGTACAGTCAAGTTTCCGTTGATGGTCAAGCCATCGTCAGTGAATGTACCTTCAGTGTTGCCGTTTACTGTAATTGTCACAGAACCGTCTGCCACTGTTATGTTGTCGTTACCAACTGTAATTGCTGTAATGCCTGATATTTGGTCATCAACATATTTCTTGTTGGCCAATTTGGCATCAGCGTTTGGAGCCGTTGTGTTGTCTAGTGTGATCGAAGATATACCTGTCACAGCATTTGTTGATGCTGTTATGGCTACGTCTCCTACCTCTAAACCGTTATTGACTCTAAAGTTACGTGTTGTCATGGTTCATTATCCCTCATGTTTATTTGTTAATGTAGAACTAATGTCCTACGATTGTATTTATTTAGATTTGTTTAATTAGCAAGTAGGTTTATTCTGTATGCACTGCAAGTGGTAGATCCACCAGATGTTGAAGAT